CTGACGCAGACTGGGAAACTCAACAAGCCGCTGCATCACAGTCCTCATGGAAGGACGAATGGTTTGCAGTTATTTTGAGTTTACCTTTAATTGGAGCCTTCATCCCTGATATGGTTCCCTATGTACGAGAAGGGTTTTCCGTATTGTCTACTATGCCTGACTACTACAAAGCATTCTTAGGTGGCGCTATAGCTGCCAGCTTTGGTATCAAAACTTTGTCTCACTGGGGTAAATAGTGTTTCAGATATCAGTACCTACAGGACTTTTTAGTCAAACACCTGACGGGTTTTACACTAGAGGCGGCACTGAGTTTAATCTTCCTAGCTTGGAGCAGGTAGAAGAAGACAGACGTATTCGGGAACAACAAGCAAGAGAAAAAGCCCCTGAAGCACTATCTGATTACTTTGACGTTTTAAAAAGTGCATCGTCTGATTACTCTACTTACACAGGTCATGATGCCAGAAGGGAGTCTGAACGTCTATTTCAAGAAGACTTAATAACTACTCTTAGTAAAAGCGATGCGTCTAATTTACTTAGACCTCTTTCTTACGATTTGTCGGATGTTGATGTAGGTGAGTTTACATTTGATAAAACTCTTGAAGACTTTAGGGGGCCAGAAGGAAACTGGCTTTATGGTAATATATCTAATGAAAACTTAAAGGCTTTTCAAGAAGAACTATTGCCTGTTATGGCTAAAGCAGTAGCCAAAGAACAGTTAGATTCTTATGGTAAAGGTGAAAGAATAGGCGCTTATGTTGGGATTCCTTGGTCTGACGCTCTTACAGGAGCAATTGCAAATAATCCTGAAGTTCAACAAATATATCAAAAGTATGGTGTAAGCCCCACACGGACAGACAAAGAAGGATCTCAGTATCTTTACGATCCTTTTTCATTTCAAGAAATAAGAACTTTAGACCTTAGTAGTGATTGGCGCGATACTGCAAGAGGTATTGGCCTTGCTTTAGCTGGAGGCGCTTTACTTGGGCCATTAGCAGGAAGCATAACAAGTGGTTTAGGAGTCCCAGCAGCACTACAGCCTGCTTTTACAGGCGCTTTAACATCAGCGGCTACAGGCGGTGATCCTCTTACAGGGGCGCTTACAGGTGGCTTAGGTGGCTTTGCAGATCCTATTATATCTGGAGCAGACTTAGGTACTTTAGGTACTGCTGGTGCTAGAGGACTTAGCTCTGCTGCTATTGCAGAAATAACTGGTGGCGACCCACTGACAGCAGGTTTACTTTCTGCTGGTACATCTCTTGGCAAAGGTGTATTAGAGGACATAAAAGAAGATCGTTTAGCAGAGTTTAGAGAAGATGTAGGAGCTATTGAAGTTCCTGAATTACCTGAGTTTGACGTAAGTGCTGGTTCAGGAGACTTACCTTTTGATGTTGATTTAGAGTCAGCAGTAGAAGATGCAGCCTTTAGAGCAGAAGTAGCCGGTATTACAGTACCGGAAATACCTGAGCTTGATGTAGGTATAGGGTCAGGAGATTTACCTTTTGATGTATCTCCTTTAGCTCCTGCGTTTCCTTCTATGGAGTCAAGTCTTGACCTTGAAGCTCTACCTACTGGAACTACAGTACCTTTAGAGCCAACGTATATGGGTCAAGAAGGTTTTAATAGGGCCACACAAGATTTACAACGCCAAGTAGATAGTCTTAAAAAACAGATAAAAACAAAACAGGCTGAAACAAGAGGCGGAACACTTAGACTAGAAAAAATAGAAGATTTACAAAGACAACTAGCTGATACTGAGGCAAGACTAAACAGAGCATTAGGTATAGACACTGATGTAACTACTGTTGATTTAACAGAGCCTACGCCTATAACAGATGACATACTACAGGTTCCTCCTAGAGAAACAGTACGCCCTGAGTTATCAGTAGAGCCGCCTACACCTGATGTAGACTTAACACCTCCAGAGTTTACTCCTCCTGTTATTACACAGGATCTACCAGAGTTTGTTCCACCTACTATAGACATAGCTCCTCCAGTTATACAACCTGAACCTATACGTATACCTACTCCTGTTGCAGGTGGTGGCGGTGGAGCCGCAGCAGGAGGTCCAGTTACAAGCGGATTATTGACAAGTGGTAGTGTAACTAATGCTTTACTTACAGGAAACTTTAGTGATTTAGGGGCACCAGCACCTGCACCAGCACCAGCACCAGCACCAGCACCAGCACCAGCACCAGAGCCTGCTCCTGCTCCTGCTCCTGCACCTATTCCTCAGCCTGCTCCAGAACCTGCTGCACCAGTACCAACACCAACACCGGCTCCAGCACCTACACCAGAGCCTACACCAGAGCCTATAGGTGTAGAGCCTCCTGTAGAAGTTTCAGAGCCTTCACCGGAGCCTGTAGAAGCCACAGAGCCTACAGATATATTTACAGACACTACAGATGTTTTTGCAGACACTACACAGCCTGTAGACACTGTAGAGCCTGTAGACACTACACCTTTTGGTGAAGGAGACCTTGCTACTGCTAGAGAAGAAGGTTTAGCTGAAGGTCAGGAAGGATTAGCTGAAGCAATACAAAGATCTAATGAGCTTACAGAAACTCTTGAGTCTACAAAAGCAGACTTAGCAGAGCAACGTGATGTAACTCAGGCACTACAGACAGACATTGATGGTCTGAATGAAGCAGTTACTGGATTGACAGGCACTGTAAATAGTTTAGAAGGAAAACTAAGCGAAGCTCAAGAAGCTAGAGAAGCTGCTGTACAACAAGGCAATCAAAAACTTGCTGAATCTATAACTAAATATGAAGGTTTATTAGAGCAACAGATATCAAGCTCTAAAAAAATCTTAGCTGATGCTATAGAAGCTGGAGATACTAAAGTAGATGAAGCTGTAGCTGCGGGTAAAGCTGCTGTAGATGAAGCTGTAGCAGCAGGTGAAGCTCTTGGTGAAGCTAAGTACGGTGAAGGGTTAGGCACAGGCAGAGGCCAAGGTGCAGGGGCTGGCATAGGTGCAGGACTAGGCTTAGGCTTACTAGCTGGTATGGGAGGTGGTACTGGTGGAGGCGTAGGGACAGGCTTTACACCTAAAGACTTTGAAGACTATAAGTTTAGAAAAACATATGAAGCACCTGAGTTACTGGAAAGAACACTTCCTTTACAAGGTTATCAAGCTCCTGTCTCCTTAAATTTATTTAGAGGATTTGTATGAGTACCACATATTTGAACATAGTCAACGAGGTACTACGTAGGCTACGAGAAGATGAAGTAGCAAGTGTAACACAGAACACTTACAGCAAGATGGTAGGTGACTTTGTTAATGATGCAAAGCAAGTAGTAGAAGACTCACACCAATGGTCTACACTACGTACAACTATTGTAGTACCTACTGTTGAAAATACTACAGAATATAGCTTGACAAACGCTGGAGAACGTGTTAAAATATATAGTGTCATTAACGACACATCAAACTTCTTTATGCACTATCAAACACCTAACTGGTTTAACAATGCTTATTACATATCTGGTGAAGTAACTGGTAGTCCTGACTCATATACCTTTAGTGGTATTGACAGTAACGATGATACTAAAGTAAGAGTATACCCTAAACCATCAGGTGTGTTTAGTTTACGTTTTGATTTAATTGCTAGGGAGCCTGAGTTATCTGGAGATGCAGATACTACAGTCTTACCTAAGAATGCTATTGTCCACAACGCTGTAGCTTTGTTGGCTAGGGAGCGTGGTGAGACAGGTGGTACTACAGCACAGGATTACTTCTTGATTGCAGATAAGCACTTGTCTGATGCCATTGCATTAGATGCTTACAAGAACCCTGAAGAATTTATTTACACGGTTCCATAATGGCTCAAGAAAGACAAAACATTTATATTGCTGCTCCGGGTTTCAAGGGACTTAACACACAAGACTCCCCTGTTACTCAGGATGCGTCCTTTGCGTCTATTGCTGAGAATATGGTAGTAGACAAGTACGGACGTATTGGCGCTAGGCAGGGCTTAGATAAGCTCACAAGCAGTGCTACGCCACTAGGGTCTAGCATAGGTATTGAGACTATCTTTGAGTTTGTAGACCAAAGTGGTGACATTGCAGTATTCTCTACTGGTAACAATAAAATCTTTAGTGGCACTACTACACTAACTGATATTACACCCGCTGCATACACTGTTAGTGCAAACAATTGGAAGATTGTAAACTTTAATAATCACGCTTATTTCTTTCAGCGTGGACAAGAGCCGCTTATCTACACTGATGAGTCTGGTAGTGGAGTATTAGAGAAGTTTAGTGACCATAGCCACGCTACAGGAACACCTCCTTATGCTAATGAGGCTCTAGCATCCTTTGGTCGTATCTGGGCTGCTGACGTTACTGGTAACAAGTACACCCTGTATTGGTCTGATCTATTGGCAGGCCATGCTTGGACAGGTGGCTCTTCAGGCTCACTAGACTTAACTACTGTCTGGCCTACAGGTCACGATGAGATTGTAGCCTTAGCAGAGTTTAACGACTTGTTGGTTATCTTTGGTAAGCGTAGTATTCTATTGTACTCTGGTGCAAGCTCACCGTCCTCAATGGTACTGGCGGATATTATTACAAACATTGGCTGTATTGCTAGAGACAGTGTACAGTCTACAGGAACAGATTTATTCTTCCTGTCTGACACAGGTGTACGTAGCTTAGGCAGAGTTATCCAAGAGAAGTCTAACCCTATTGGTGACGTATCTAAGAATGTACGTGATGAGATGATGTTTACTGTTAACACACAGACTAACAACATTAAGTCTGTCTACAGTCCAGAACATTCTTTCTATCTACTGTTCTTACCTACAAGCTCTATTGTTTATTGTTTTGATACAAGAGGTAAACTAGAGGACGGAAGTAATCGTACCACTACTTGGCCTAGCACTAAGATCTTGTGTGGTAACAGGGCAGCAGATGGTACTTTGTACTTAGGTAGTATCAAAGGAATTAATAAGTACAATGGTTACTTAGATGACACTAGCACATACACGTTACGTTACTACACTAACCCATTGTCCTTTGGTGACGCTAGTAGACTAAAGATCTTAAAAGAAATTAACTTTACAGTTATTGGTGGTCAAGGCGCACCAGTAACAGTTAACTGGGGATATGACTACACTGAAGGATACACAAAGCAAGCTGTAACTGTAGCTAACGCTAGTATTGCTGAGTACGGCATATCTGAGTACAACGTAAGCACATCAGAATACAGTGCTACAATTATTATTGACACCGCTAAAGCTAAAGCAACTGGATCTGGCAGAGTAGCCACTATTGGCTTGGACTGTACTATTGATGAAAGATCATTGTCCATCCAAGAAGTAAACATTGAAGCACTTATAGGTAGATTAATCTAATGACGAACTATACAAAAACTACTGACTTTGCAGCAAAAGATGCTCTACCTTCAGGTAACTCTGCAAAGATTGTAAAAGGCTCTGAGATTGATACAGAGTTTAATAACATTGCAACTGCATCAGCAACTAAAGCAAACGCTAACAGTGCTGCACTTACTGGCACTACTACCTTTGAGACTATCTCTGATGGTACTATTGCTATCACTGCATTTGTTGATGAAGATAACATGGCATCCGACAGTGCTACGTTGCTACCTACGCAACAGTCAGTCAAAGCCTACGTAGACTCACAGGTTACTGCACAGGATCTTGATGTAACTGATGGCTCCACTAGCATTGACATTGACCTAG